AGTGACCACGCCGTCGCTCGACAGCCACTCGACCAAAGACAATATGAGGCTCGAAAGCCCCGATAAGATGACCGGCAAGGCTGACATCAAAGCGGACAAAATTCCTTTTATTCCGGTAATTATCGACGGCATCATTTGCGGGATCATCCCTGTCACCGTTGAGATGGCGCTGACCAGTAAAGAAAAAATCGTACTGACCAGATCGGGAAGGAGCGGCCCGAGGCCCTGGATGACGGTTGTCCCAAGTTCAGATATGAGTCTCAAGGCGACAGGCGCCATTCTTTTAAGTTCTTTCATCAAAAGATTTAAGCCGTCAGTGAGCTTGCCGGTTCCTTTTCCTCCGAGAGCATCCGCGAGGCCCTCAGTAGCCTTTGATAGTCCGGGCATAAACTGAGTCATGATCCTATTCTTGAGGCCTGTCATGGTACCATCAAGCGTCGTAAGAGCGTCTTTATAGTTTGCGCTCGCCTTGACACCTTCGTCTGACATGACCATTCCGAGTTCATTAGCCTTATTTATCAGCTCCTGAGTTTCTTCGGCTGTCATATTGAAAAGCGGAGCAAGGTTCTGGCCAGATTTACCGAAGAGGTCATTGGCAAGAGCGGCCCTGTCAGTTGAGTCAGCCATACTCTGCAGGCCTGCGATCGTCTTCTCAAACAGGTCTTCTCGTGACATTGTCTGTATATCTTCCATAGATATACCGAGAGCCCCAAACATGGCCTGAGCACTTTCTGAACCATTCTTCGCGTCATCCAATTTATTTGTAAGAGTCTTGAGGCCTGTCGTCATTGAGGACATTTCGGTACCGCATATCTTCATGACATAATCCCATTCCTGATATGCTTTATTCGATAATCCTAACTTCTGGCTAGTCTTGTCGACCGCGTCGCCGTAATTAGCCGTTTCTTTCGCAGCGCTTACAAAAGCCTTGCTCGTGGCAACGGCCGCGCCCGTAGCTGCAGCCATAGCCGCACCGATCACGGCTGTAGTTCCCTTGATAGCGCTCGCGAACTTAGAGCCAAACTTAGAGCCGCCCTCTTTTCCAGCCTTTTCAGAGGCCTGATTTGTGACGCCTGTGAGTTCTTCGGTTATTGTCTTCTGAGCGCCTTCGAGTGAAGGAACGATCGTGACATAAGCCTTAGCGACTTCGATGTGTTCACCGCCTGCCATGTTTCTGCCTCTCCTTTAACCATTCGCGCAAGCTCGGAATAGGTAGAGCATCTTTTCCGATCTTGTTCTTGTTTTTATCGTTATCCTTTCCCGGTTTGGGATGAGGAATAAATTTCAGATTTTTCTTTCCTCGTGTTGCATAGCCCACGAAGTTTACGTTCAAAGCCTGGACCAAGTCATAGATCTCTGAGAGGATCGCGTTCGTCTTGATCGTCGACTCCCACCCCGAGGTCTTCCCCAGTTCTCTCGAAAGAGCGCTGTCTATGTCCAGGTTCTTAATGAAATAATTGAGGGAGCTCCACGATAGAGCTCCCCCAATGTCTTCCAGTTGGTAATGTGTGCGAGTTAGAAGGTCGTAGCCTATCGCCGCCTCATGCTCGTCTACGAACCGAGTGAGGGCGAAGATTCCCCCATTGTCAGTCCGTCCGCTTCATTGTTGGCCTGAAGCCAGAGCTCATATATGTCGCTCAGCGTCTCGAACTCCATCTCGTCGAGGATATCTTCCCCGATGTAGTCTGAGAAGAATTCGATGATAACGCCCATCTGTTCTTCTTCCGAGAGCTTCGAGAGCTTCATGAGCTTCTTGATCTTCTTGATCTTGAGCTTCTTACAGAGCGGAATTGTGATCTTATCCCCGTTCGTAAGTTCAATGGTCATAAAACCATCGTCTACACGGTTAGGAATTTTGTAGTTTGGCATGGTTTAATTCCTCCTATCAGGATGATGCGATCTGACCATCGTCAAATCTGAGTGTCCATGTACCGTCGATCGTGAGGTTCCAGGACACGGGTGTCGTTCCGTTGAATGTGATGTCGTCAACACTCTCGACGAGACCGTCCTGACATCCGATCATGGCGAGTCTATCGCCATCCTTCATCAAGAAGAGGAAGGACTTAACGGAGGGGCTGACGTCAGGGGTGAGTGTAACGCTTGTAACGTTTCCGTGCTGAGCCGTAGCTGCAAGGTATTCGACGAAGTTAGCGCCGAAAGCAGTCTCAAGGACCTTTTTATTTGTAGCAATAAAGGGAACCTTGATCTTACCGTTCTCGGTGTTGATCCTTCTCTCAGCCTTCAGAGCCCAGTTCTTGATGACTTCACCGCTTGGCAGTGTGAGGTCGATACCGTCTTCTCCTACAGCGCCGATCTCGACAAACGCGACGTTAGGCGATTCGGACGGATAAGCCGGGAGTGATGTGTTTTCGGGAGCGCTGTAAGCAAAGCCTGTCGCCTTACCCAAGCCCAAAAATACTTCTGAATTAGACATGTCTTATGCCTCCTTGTTATGATTCTGTAATAGTGAACGATTGACGGTGAGCCGTTACGAGCACGGTAGCCGAACAAAGTTTTAAGTCCGGCCGGACAGGATCGTTCCCCCATCTCGCCAGACTGTTGATTATGACATTTCGAAGAGCTCCGACCTGCTTGGCCGCCTGTTTCTCAAGCAACCCCAGAGCCGTACTCAAAAGGTCAAACGCTTCCGCATCAGTCTCAGCTCTCGCATCTATCGACACGGTGAAGGTGTCGATGGTATCTGAAGAACTTCCGCCCGCCGCCGTAATAAGTACGTTCGGGAGCGTATACTTCTCAGGGAGAGGCCTTGCGTAGACGGTGACATAGTCCTTGAGCGCCGTTCTGATCTCTTCTTCAATGTCCACAGGTTTCAAAATGTTCATGATAGAGCCCTCGTGAGTGCTTTGTCTTCTGATTCAGCTGCGCTCGCCTTCTTATCAGCAGCTGAGACAAATCCGATCCAACGTCCGCCACCATAACCTCCGACTTGAGTGTTGGCCGTAAAGCCTTCGCCGCCTCGGTCATTGTTGGCGTTCGCTCTTTCGCATATCTCTTCAGCTGTACTCTGAACAACCTGGCGACAGCCATCCGACAGAAGTATTTGGCGGAAGCCTGCTGAATTGAATTCTATTCTCGCGCCCATACTTAACCCTCCCAGAGAGTGAGATTGAGCTGAATGTGTGAGCGTGTGATCGCGTTCCACTTCTTAGGCTCACCGCTGATCGTGTAGATCTTTCCGTCGTACAGTATGCGGTCGCCGGCTTTAACGTCTGAGCCTTCTGGAAGGTAAGCAGTCATCTGTTCGCTTATGCCTAACACGCGGCCATCCATAGAGAGAGAGGTCGCTGCAGGCTGTACCGAACAACCTCCAATTACCAGCTCGGTCGTGTTATCCCAATCAGGTACCGGAGATCCGCGCAGCGTCTTCGTTCCAGGTCTTATCCTTTTGATCGATTCAGTAGCCCAAGATGGAAGCATATCAGTATACCCCCTTGACCTTGTAAGGATCCAAAAGCTCGCGGCTGTCAGCTGTAAGCGTAGTGCTGTTAGCTGAACCCGCCCATATAGCGCTATAAGAGACTGATACGCCTCCCGCAGCTTCTGAGCTGACACCGTAAGGATTTACGAGAGCGTGAGTGACAAGATTCGAAACGAGTTCCTTGATCGTGTTAATCTGATCGAGGGAATAGCCCGCACTGTACCGGATGAAGATCTTAGACTTTCGATCACGGCAGCCTACGTCGTAGATCTTGAGCAGTCCGCAAGAGGTATCAAGGTCGAAATCTTCTGCATTTTCTCCTTCGTACTCTGTCCCGTTCAGCTTTGCATCAAGAAGGATCTTTTCGACTCCAGTGACGAATGTCGCCGGCAGCTGTACGGCCAGGTCGTTACCAATAAAAGCATCGCGCAGGTCGCTGACGTTGTAGACGGTCTCACAAACAAGGTTAGGAGCCACATGCCAGCCACAATATTTGCGGATGGCTTCAGATGCTGCCGGGATGTTGGCTTTGATCCTGTTGTCAGTGACACCGAACTTCGCGTTCGTGAACTCAGCGAAATCCTGAGCCGTTATGAAGTCAGGGAGTGGCGAACTGGTTATTATGTTATAATGCCACGGTGTAATAATCATTTGTTCGATCCTGCCTTCCTTGCCTTGTTTGTGGGTGTCTTTTTGGCCTTGGTTTCGGGCTCTTTTTCGAGTTCTTTCTCGGGCTCATTTTCAGGCTCTTCGGCCTTAGGAATTTCCTTGACCGGCGTAGGCTTCTTGGGCGCCTTATATCCTTCGGGAGCTTCCTTGAGCCAGACCTTACGGCCGCCTACTTCGTAAATCTTCATCTTTTCCACGGGTGCATGACCTCCCTTCTGTAGAATTAAGAAAAGAGGGCGTCAAAAACTTGACGCCCGTCTCATTCAGTTATCAGGAACCGGATCCCTCTGTTGCGAGAAGAACAACGCCCTTGAGGTCAACGACTGCTGCTGCAAGTCTTGTCTCAGCAAGGAGTGTAACTCTGTTGTAGAGTGCATCGTCTTCGTTCTGCTCGTAGAGTCTTACGTCGATGCCGGACTTTCTCCAGATCTTGACAGCCTCACGAGCTGCTACGAGAGCGGAACCCTGAGGAACATTGGAGTCAGCAACTACAGGAACGCCCCAGATAGCTGTAGGAACACCATAAGAGCCATTTCCGTAAGCGCCTGCAAAGTAGCCGCCGCCGTAATACTGCTTGTTGGAATCCTTAGCTGTAAGGAGTGTCTTGAGGTCTGCAGGATTTACGAATACGACAGAAGCGTCATAAGCGCTGTCAGCCTTGACCTTGAGGATAGCTGCGAGGATTCCGTCAGCGAATGTGACATTTGTTCCATCGTAAGTCTCTGCACCGATGCCCTGTGTGTTACCGATAGCGTCGATGATGTGCTTGTCCTCAGCCTTGCCTACCTGATAAACGAGAGTGTTCTGAACTTCGTCAGCGAGGAAAGCCTCGTCCATCACGATCTCATCTGTCTCCTTTACGAAGCAAGCGATCTTGGAGAGTGCGAGAGTTGTAGGTGTGAAAGATGTGGAGCCCTGGGGCTTCTTATTGTTCTCGCTTGTTGTTCCGATGCCAGCGCTTGTCTCAAAAGCTCCCTGGCGGAAGTATGTGACTGAGTTGCCGCTGATTCTTGCGTTTGTGAAGAAGTCAGCTACGGGCTTTCTTGTGGGCTGGGGAGCGATAGATCTGTCAACGTCTGCGATCTGTACGCTTGTGACTGTTGAGTTGTAAGCCTTGAAGTGCTGAACTGCACCAGTCTTCTTATCTGTCATGTCCTTAACGCTCTGAGCGAACTGTTCCATCTCTGTCATGTCTTTGACCTCCGTTGTGTCTTTGTTTGTTTCATCGGGTTTTCCGATTGAGTTAAGAAGTGCCTCAGCCTTTGCAGCCTTTGCGCACTTTTCTTCGAGTTCTGCGATCTCCTTGACGAGTGATTCGCCCTGCTCTACTGTCTCGTCTGCGACGTTTTCAGCTTTGAGCATCGGTTCAAGGTCAAGAAGAGCCTGCTTTTTCTCTGCGAGCTGTTCCTTAATCGACATAGTCAGGAACCTCCTTTTAATTCATTGATTTTTGCGAGAAGTTCTTCGGCCTTCTTCGCGTTCTCAGCAGCTTTCGGTTCCTCCGAAACATCGTTGACCTGGACTGTTGGCTCCGCGCTCTTAGCGTCATCTTCTTCGGTTTTATCTCCGTCGCCTTCGTCGAGTAATGACTTGAGCGATTCGATACAGTTGCGGATGATCTCTTCATCTGCCTTTCGGTTTCTTCTTCCGGACTTTGTTGCCGGTTCAGCGCTCTTTACTTCCGTAACGACCGCGTTCTGGTTAGCCGGAACTGTGACGACTGAAATCTCAAATACCTCGAGCTTTGTAAGCACGTTAAAAATGCCCTGCTTGGTCTGTTCTTCTGTTGGCCTCTCCCAGCCAAGAACGTCATAAGCAAAGCTGAACTGATAAATGGCTTCGCTCTGGAGCATCTTTCTAACGTCCTGAGCAAGCTCTGTGTCTAAGAAGTGGGCCTTGATGAAAGGTCCTTTTTCTGTGTCTTCGACTGAGTCAACGGCGCCGATCACCTTGCTGAAGTCATGATTGAAGCAAAGCGGGAACGGATGACCACTGTCCTGTCTTTTCTTGATCGTCTCGGTAAAGGCTCCGGGAGCGATGATGTCGCCATAACTGTCAGGCGTTTCGTCATATGTAGAGAAATAGCCTTCGATTATTCCGTTTTCGTCTGCTCTGGCCTTTATCTCAAAGGTTTTAGTTTTGTGTTCCATGTTCGTCTCCTTTACTGTTTGGAAATAACGACCTCAGTCGTACAGTTGCATCCGCAGGATTCATCCGGATCTCCAATGTCCTCGCCCGGCCAGTGCTGACCATTCGAAAAGTCAGCATCAAGCGGAACCCTCTCGCCGTTCATGGCAGCGTGTGAGGGCCTTGAGTTCGGGCCTGTGATCCATTCCTTTTCTACGATGCGGCCGACTACGCTCTCGGCGTTTTCGCTTATTGCCTGATGAGCTGCTTCCTGAGTAGCGAACGAAGCAATAGCTCCGGCAGCTGCAAGCGCTATCCGCCCGGCGCCGTTCTCCCGCTTTTCGAAGACTGCCTCTGTGTCGGGTTCGTCTTCTTCGAGATCTTCGAGAATCTTCTTATAGGTGTTCTCGTTTATGTTTTTGGCTCTCATTTCCGAAGCCTTAGCGAGATATTTACGAGTGACTTCGGTGTTGTAGTCCGTCTTTAACTGTTCAGCTACAGCTTTACCGTGCTTGTCAGAGATAGACGTCAAGACAGGCTCAAGGTCCTCTGCGAGTTCCTTGTTCCATCTTTCAGCGTTCCAGAAGTCTTCCGGATCAGCTCCGAGTTTCGAGATAACTGACTTTGACTGGCGTTTAAAAAAGGTCAGGAGCACTTCCTTGACCTTTTCATCGTCTTCTTTGTCAGATTTACCTTTAAGTCGTAACTCTTCCGTGGTCTTGCAGGCCTTACAGCTGCACGGCTGTAATTTCTTCGCCTGGTTGTCGACACCCGGATAGTCATAAGAGTTCTCTGTGCTGTCCTGCGGGCTTGCCTGTCCGCCTTCGAGCACATTGAGCGGTGTGACGATCTGGCTTCCCTGTCCATCCGGGAGCGGAGAAAGATTTAGTTCAGCTCTTACTTCGTCCCTTGTAAGGTAAGGAGCTCCACAAGCGCTCTGGTAAATAGCAGCTCGTTCTTCGAATGAACCTTTGAGTTTTTCAGTAAGGTCAAACTCGACATATGTGTTCGGATCCGCGCCGACACTTGGGAGCAGGAAACTGTTGATCCTCTGCTGCAGCATCTGGATAACAGGGCCGAGACAATCAGCGTAAAGCGCTCTCGCATTATCCTTAGCGGATGCGTATGTCTGGGTGTTGCTATGCCATATCAGCGACGGATTGACTCCGTAAGCAGCAGCCACAGATTCACGAGATAAGACGACCGACTGAGACCACTCGGCTTCTTTCCAGTTAGTTGCATAAGGCTTGATCTCCATTCCGTCTTCCATGATCGGGATGGATCCAGCCTTCGAACCACCGGCGCCCCACGCCTCGCGGAAGGCTTTTGCGAATTTAATCTTCTGCTCTTCCGTCCACGGCGCAACATCCTTCGGTCTTATGATCTGAGCGTTGAGCCTTCCTGAAGATCTCCAGAGCTGACGCCTGAAGCGCCCAGCTTCGACCTGCTCGGTCAAGGTCTGACGCAGAGCACTGATCGGGGAGATATAACCACCCGGGCTTCCTGCGCTGTACGTTCTGAACTGAACGAACTCTTCTCTCGGGACGTCGACAGCGTCGGCGCCTGTGGCCGTACAGATGCGGATAAATTCCGGAGCGTAGGGATGTTTCTTGATTGCTCTGTTCACGAGCCATTCTGTCGGAACGATCCTGAGCTGATAGCCGCTCTCGCTGTCAGCGTCCGGCAATATCCAGACGAATACCGAACCAAAAACAAAATACTCGACCGCGAGCGCTCTTATAAATTCGAAGCTCGTCTGGTCTCTGTTCGGTTTGTATAACAGTTTGGCTGCTGGGCTCTCTCGGTCTCTCTTTCGTTCGATCTCTCCGTTTCTCGTATAAACCTTAAGCGGAAGCTGTGCGATGCTGTTCGCGAGGAAATTGACGACCGCCTGCAGGTTGTCCTGCGTCTGGTAGAGCTCTTTCGCTTTCATATTTAGGACTTGAGTCGAAGCGTCACCATGTAGACTGACGTTGATGATCGTCGGTGCGCTTGCAAGTCGCCAGCGTTCGAAAATACTCGCCATTTTGTTTGTCTCCCTTTTGTTTTTTAGATAAAGGTCAAGCCTCCGCCCGAAGCGTAGACTGACTCATAGATCTTCTTTTCCTTTTTCGTTATCATCGTGGCCCCTGCGTAAGCCATCGCCACAGCCATCAACGGGCTTATGTCGTCAGGGCTTTTCGTTCTGTCCGGAAGCAGGATGCCTCCGCCCAAATTGCGCAGCTGACAAGTGCGTCCCGGAGTATCAAGCACAGGCTGAGGTAGGTGAAACACCTTGACGCCGCCTTGAGCTTCAGGACCGCATGAAGCGACCGCATCATAAAAACGGTTCCAACCTGCTGACAGGTCAGAACCGCCTTGAGCCATTCTCTCTACGCCCTCGATCGTGCAGATCTGTTCAGCCAGGCCACTGACAGGGGCGCCTCGTTCCTGGAAAGCGAGCTTCATAGTTCCGTATTTCGGAACTCTCGCGCGGAACCAGTCGATCGCCCACTCCGTACCAAGTCGTCTTTCGACGATCTCAACGTGGTAGTTGCCATCTGTTCTCAGTCCGCATACAGATATGACGGTCCAGCGTCTGTCCTGGGACATATCGATACCCCAGAAGAGCTCCCCGTCTTCCTTTATGTAGCTGTATTCGTCTTGGCCTCCGAGCCAAGCTCCGTCGGGGAACGGCTCCGGGAGGATCGTTTCAACCTGTTGACACATGCACTCTGCCCGAAATTTCGACTCCGGGAAGGTAGCGCGGCTTGACATGAGGGCTCGTTCCGTCAGTTTTCCATACCCCAAAGCGGGATTCGCCTGGGCGAGTGCCTCCAAGTCATCCGTCTCAGCCTTCTCCGGCGCCGACCACTCAAACAAGCCAAGCGAGTCAGCGTCTACTTCACCGCCAAAATCGCTCGCCTTAGTTCCTTCGATCTTCTCGATCGCTTGAGATCTGACCTGTCTCAATACGATGCTGTCAGGATCTCCCGCGTTTGAAAAACAAATAACCAGTCCGTTTGGTTTTGCGTTCGTCGAAGCGACTGCAGCTGACCACGTTTCCCAGTCTCTTTGTTCTCTCAACTCGTCGAGCATTACGAGGTCATTGGCGTCGCCACGGCCTGCTCTTCTTGTAGGAGCTCCGACCTTATATGTTCGCCCGCCTTTTAGAACGAGCTTTTTTCCACCGTTCCTTCTTGCGACCTGTTGAATCTCGTTCGCAAGTTCCTCGTGGGTTTCCTGGTCTTGAATGACCGCCTCCCAAACTTCCTCTGCTTTATCCATTGAGAGGGATGTTCCAAAGACAGCTTCAAAACCTAATACGTTCAAACAAAACGACGCTATCACTTTCGACAGCGCCGTTTTCCCGTTTTGTCTTGATACCAATATGAGGATAGTTCGGAATCTGAATCTCCAAGATTTCTTCAGATCTCCCACTATCTCGAAGATATGAATGAGCGCCCACTTCTGCCAGGGATATAAGACCATCTTAAGAACGGTCTCAGCGTACTCGATCGCCGCAAAGCCTAAGCTCGTTTTTTCTGTCAGTTTTCTGAGCGGACGTGTCCAGATCCTCGGTTCTGTTTTGCCGTACATATCAGCCTATCTTGAAGCGGCTCTTTATATCTTCGACTGCCGACTTAGCAGTATCTTCCTTCTTGACGTCGAGTAATTCCCGAAGGTTATTCAAAGCCGCTGCATAATCTCGAACCGTAGCGCGGAACTCCTGCACAGCAGGGTTCTGTCTCAGCATGGTCTCGCCGGTTCCGACTTTAACCTTCTGAGCGAGCGGTTCTTTTTTATAAGTTGGGATCTGCTGCTCGATCTTTTCCTGCATCGAGAGGACCGCGTTCGCCAAAGTGACGGCCTGTTCTCTTATATTTGAGTTGACGCCCTGGCAAAGTTCCTCCGCTTTGCTCTTCGTGATCGGCTGGATCTCCACCGGCTTGATCTTCCGCTTCTGTGTTGTCTTTTTCTTTGTCGCAGGCTTGGCCTTCGTCTTTGTTGCAGCCTTAGGCTTTGCCGCGTTCTTCGTCGTTACCTTCTTTTGTGTTGTCGTCTTCTTTCCTTTGGTTATCATGATGCACCGCCTTTCGAGTGCGCCTTAAGTTATGGCTTGGAAGTGGCAAGGCTATCCACTTTTCGCTCCGTCGAGCTATCCAAGCCAAAAAATTACTTTGAACTTTTGGGAGGGAGAAAAGAC